CGGACGAGGACGACGAGGGTGGAGACGGACCGGACGACGACAAGCCGAAGGACGACAAGCCGAAGGGCGACGGCGTCCAGAACGAAGGTGAGCGCCCTTTTGACGGCGCTGTTGCCAACTACAATCCTAAGCAGCCACGAGGCAAGGACGGTAAGCGGACTGCAGGCGGTCGGTTCTTCCACGGCACGACCGAGAAGCGCGCCAATGACATAGCCAAGCACGGGATCACCCCGGCCAAGTTCCGCAACTACGACCCCAAGGTGTATGACGGAGGCCAGAAGGGGAAGGTCTATGTCAGCTCGAAGAAGTCCGTGGCCGACCAGTACGCCAGAGACACCTCTGTAGTGAGAGGTCGCGGCGGCGAGCCCGCCATCGTCGAGATTCAGGTGCCGAAGGGGAAGGCGCTCTTTGCGGACGCGGGGCCCGAAACGAAGGCGTACGGCAAGGGCACTGCCTTCTACCATAAGGGAAAGATTCCCGCGTCTTGGGTGAAGTCCGTCAAGGTCTATGACCACTGGGACGGATGGCAGACTACGTTCGTGCGAAACGTCGACGGCGAGTTCGCCACGTTCTATGTTGTGGTGTTCCTTGCCCCGTTCGATGACCAGAAGGACGACGACGTTCAGAACGAGGGCGTGACAGCCAACTACAATCCGCATCAGCCGCGAGGCAAGGACGGCCGTTGGAGCAGCGGCGGCGCTGGAGGTGGAGGCGGCGGCGGTGGCGAACAGCGCGCGCTGCAGCTACCTCCAGAGGGAGCGCCGGACGACGTCAAGCAGCTCTATAAGGACAGGCAGCGCGCCTACACACGGATGAGGCAGAAGGGACTCTCCGACGAGGAGAAGGCCAAGCGGACCGAGGAGTACAATCGGGCCACGGACGCCCTGAACAAGAGCAAGCAGGAGCATCCAGAGTTCCACGGGAAGAAAGCCGGTGGCGGCAAGAAGACGGACGATGCGGCGAACAAGCCAGATGCCGGGAAGACGTCGTCGTGGACGGACGGCCCCGCAGACACAGGAGCCGCACCTAAGCAGACCAAAACACAGAAGGCGAGAGACAGGCTGGAGGAAGAGCAGGGCTGCCATGTGTCTGTCCGCAACAAGTACGGTGACGAGGTCGACACAGGCGCAGACTGTGTGAGTGAAGTTGGATTGAAGGCCAGCCGCGAGCGGGAGGTTGCTCGGCAGCTTGATCACATATCGGACGAGCATGCAGACATAGTGAGCCGATTCGATGGCATCGACGGCGCGGGGCTAGCTCGTATCAATTACCAAGACACGCCTACGCTAACAAAGACGAACTCCTCATTGCGTTCGCGGTCGGATGTAAAGGCGGCTGGGTTTTATGATCCATTAGACCATAGCATTACAATTGGATCTGGTGGTACAGGACGACCTAATATCGTGCATGTGGGCGGGGGGTCGTTTGTGGTAGGCGGGTCGACGCAGGGTATATACCGTCACGAGCTTGCTCACGCTGTAGATGCACATCACGCCCATATGCACGGAGGTCATTACCTTACCGACACGCCCCAGTGGAGATCGGCCGTTTCAAGGTCAGGTGGTCTCGGACAGATGTCCAAGCACGTTTCCGAGTACGCCGGGACAAACCGAGAAGAGGCTTTTGCCGAGTGTTTTAGCGCGTGGACGTGCAAGCGTTATCAGGCGGGCTCGTTGCCCGCTGGCATTGAAACCTTCATGAGCAAGCAGTTCCCATCCAAGCAATAGGAGACAAGCGATGTTACTGCAGCCGAACTGCAGCAAGCGGAAGTGTAAGCACTACCTGGGTATCATCCAGCCCGACGGCACGGAGATGACCGAGTGCGTCGCGTGCGAGGCATTCCCCGAAGGCATCCCCGACGAGATCGCCTATGGTGACAACGACCATACGTCACCGTTCACGGGCGACAACGGCATCCAGTTCGAGAAGGCCAAGTCGTTTGAGGACACGGCCATGTTCCGCCGGATGCAGGAACAGGACGCACAGGCAGAGGCGTAGTATCCTATGCGAGCGAGAAAACCATGGTGGGCCAAGACCTTTGAGTTGCGAGGCCCCGTGTGCGACGCCACAACGGGCAAGCCGACCGTCCATGTGTACGTTACCGTTAGGCCATGGGCTCGGTGGGTGCTGCTGGTGATGCATTGGCTACGGGTAATCCGAAGTGCAGTCTCATTGAAAGCACAGGGAGGTCCCTATGCAGCGAGACGAGATCAAGATCGGGATGATTGTAATGACCCCGACTGGCCAGATGCGTGTTACTGAGAGAGGCATTGGCAATTGGTGGTCGTGCAAGATGATACAGTCGCTGACGTCGGTCTGCCACGGACAGCAGGAGATGTGGCATGGCGGCAGCCTCCGTATTCCGAACGAGAGCGACGAGCGACTGCTGAGTGACGCCGCGGAGAGGCAAGCCAAGGAACAGCTATGTCTGCATGAACAGGCGAGGGCACGGAGACGCCGGTAATGGCCACGAATCCACTCAAGATCGACCCGAGCCGCACGACGATGCTGCGGCGTCGATTCGTGGCCGAGATGAACAAGCGCTTCCTCCGATTGCGATCTGCGGTTCTCTATGCGCTGGTGCAGCAGGACGTACTGGGCCTCAAGGACAGGCCGCTTGGTGTGTTCAACTACAATCCGCATCAACCGCGAGACAAGGATGGCAGATGGACATCGGGTGGAGGAGGCGGCGGTGGTGGTGGCGATGACGCCTCTCCTCATAAATGGCGCACAGAGGAGGAGGGTAAAGTCATCGAGGACGAGATGTATGATAAGCACGCAGAATCGATTGCACAGACACCCGGGGCGAAAGAAGCTCTTCAGAAGTACGAGCGGTTCGGCTCCCACAAAGAGTACCATGAAGTGGGCCGTGTCCTTCGGGAAGGAGAGGAGCCATCTCCCAAAGTACAAGCCGCTATATCGGGATTAGACGCCGCTGTTGGAGCAGGGAGTGAGGTCGACTTCGATATATACAGAGGCGCGGCGGGGGTAGGCGGTATGCAATTCCCATCAAAGCTTGAAGATGCACGCGCGCTTATAGGAACAGAGGTGACCGAGCGTGCGTTTATGAGCACGTCCATCCAGCCGTCTACATTTATAACCAGCGGGAATATGATGGTTATACGAGGTCGGAAAAAGGCGGTGACTGTACAAGCAGCACGGAAGGGCCAGAAAAGGATGGACGCCATCCACAAGAGAGGTGGGAGGCTATCAGAAGGCGGCGAAATGCTGGTGGCGAGGGGAACTCGGATGCGATTAGTGGGGGTCGAGAGGATCACACACCCGACTGTTAAAGTACCCAGTGCGAAGCCCGGTCCCGGCGGTAAGTACACATGGAGCTCTCCGGACGTCACGCTGTTCACATTTGATGTTGTTGGCGGACCCACCGCCAACTACAGCCCAACATTCAACGCCGCCGACGACGAACTGACGAAGGCGGCACACCACAGTCTGGCCCATGCAGCTACAGAGCACGCGGTCGTTCATAAGCTAGGCGAGCGGGCATACGAGTTCGCCACGGACGACCAGAAGCTCCTCGCGTTCAAGCGATGGTTTCGCAAGGAAACCGAGGCGCAGCTCCTTACCGTGGACTCCCAAGGCAAGCCGTGGTTGGCGAAGTACGTCGACAGCGCATACCGCAAGGGCGCGATGCGTGCGTACACGGACGCGCATCCAGAGCTAGGCCAGACTGCAGAGTACTGGAGGGGATCGAAGGAGCAGTTCCTCCGGTCGTCGTTCCTCCAGCCCGAGCGCGTCAGCAAACTGAAGCTGCTTACCACACGGAACTTCGAGGAGCTCGATGGCATCTCACATGCCATGTCTCAGAAGCTAGGCCGCGTCCTAGCACAGGGTATAGCGGACGGAGACGGCCCCGCCAAGATCGCACGGCAGATCAACAAAGAGATCAGGGGTATCAATCGCACTCGCGCACGCGTGCTCGCGCGCACGGAGATCATCCATGCGCACGCAGAAGGCCAGCTCGATTCGTTCGAGGACCTGGGCGTCGAGCAAGTAGGTATGATGGCCGAGTGGAGCACGGCGCAGGACGAACGGGTCTGCCCGATCTGCAGGCCCCTCGACGGCGTAGTCATGCCAGTGGCCAAGGCACGCGGCCTGATTCCCCGTCACCCGAACTGCAGATGCGCGTGGATACCGGCCAGCGTCGGAGAGGATCCTGCAGGCCATTGCGTGGTCGGAAGGCGATGACCGCCGTGCGCAAGTCGATGCGGCGGGAGAAGCCCAAGACCAAGACGGTGCGTGCAGCGAAGGCAGCGAGCCGATGGAAGGGCAAGGAGCTGACCGCACTGAGCGAGCGGGTCGGATTCGAGCTCGACGCACTGGAGATGGAGTACCACCGTGCGTGCGAGGAAGACGACCGTGAGGGAATGGCGAGAATCGCCAAGGCGATGGACTCGGCCGAGGCTGCGTACGCTGTTCTCAACTACAGTCCGCACCAGCCCCGTGACAAGAACGGCAGATGGACAGGCTCTGGTGCAGTCGCCGCCAAGTACGGACTCAAGCCCGCCGCGGAGGCCACGCCTGCTCTGGACAAGGATGGCAAACCCAGAGTCAACAAGCACGGCGACCCCGTTATGGTACGGAAGGGCGAAGGCAGTCACACCCTAGACGGCAGGCCGATTCCCCCTGGTTGGACGGACGCCTACGTCAGCGATAACCCCGCGACGAAGGTACAGGCGGTCGGCCAAGACGCCAAGGGGCGCACCGTGCGTATATACTCGGAGAAGTTTTCGAAGGAGCAGGGCGAGGCTAAGTTCAAACGTGTGACCGCACTCGAGCGCGACCAGAAGTCGCTGTTCGCAAAGACAGCGAAGGACGCCGTCAGCAAAGACCACGACACGGCAGAGGCGGCGTCTGCACTACGACTGGTTCAGGTAACAGGCATCCGCCCCGGTAGCACGCGCGATACGAAGGCGGCTAAGCAGGCGTACGGTGCCACGACGCTGCAGGGGAGGCACGTCGTTCAAAACGGCTCTGACGTCAGACTGGACTTCGTAGGCAAGAAGGGGGTCAGCCTTTCTATACCTGTAGAAGACAAGGCTGTCCGTGCAGACGTCCTAGCACGGGCGAAAAAGGCGGGCCCCCGTGGTAGATTGTTCGATACCACGGATGGTAAGATGCGAGGGTATAGTAAGACGGTGTCGGGTGGTAAGTACAAGCCCAAGGACTACCGCACGCTGAAGGGAACGACATCCGCACGCGCGATGGTAGCCGACATGCCCAAGGCCAAGAATATGAAGGAGTACAAGGCATCCGTCATGGACGTAGCGGGGCGTGTTTCCACGCAGTTAGGAAACACACCCGTCGTCGCGCTTCAGAGCTATATCAACCCGCGTGTCTTCGCGCCAATTAAGCCATGAGGTATTAATGAGCAGGGTGCCAAAAGAGATGGGTCTGGACTACGACCCCGACGACGTCGAGATGAACCAGACGCCGCCGGACGTGGTGCGCGAGCTTGGATTCGACCCCGCCGACCCCGATGACGATGAGATAGTGTCCAACTACAGTCCGCATCAACCGCGTGACAAGGACGGGCAGTGGACGTCGGGCGGAGGAGGCGGCGGTGGCGGTGGGGGTAGCGACACGCCGCAGGAGCTAGCAGGGCAACTCGACCCGATGGAGCGCGGGTTCTATGAGACCAAGCTCAAGAGAGCCACAACGCCGGAGCAAGAGGCACGGGTGGTCGACTCGATGAGCAACCTCGTGGCCAAGCGCAAGTTGGAAGGGGACGCGGGACAGCAGAAGGCCGTGGATACAGCGAAGGGCGTCTCGTTCACGGCAGAGGAACACACCGCCGTGCGCGGCTATGTCTCCGAGGCGAAGTGGGATTCCATAAACACACGCCTCCGCAAGGGGAAGGATCACAAGGACGCCGCCGACATAGACTCTGCCATCTCCAAGTCGACGCCTCTTGGGAAGGACACCACGTTGTACAGGGGCATAGGCATGGACACGCCGCCCTCGTATAAGGTCGGCGGCGTCATTCAGGACAAGGCATTCATGTCGACGACCGCGAAGCCGTCGGCCGCGATTGACTTCTCCCGTGGGGGTGGCCAGAAGCACGCGGTGGTGATGACGATTGACGCCCCGAAGGGAACGCACGCGCTGAATACATCGCGGTGGGTTTCTGGCGGGCTCGGTGACGAGGGAGAGATGCTGCTGCCGCGGGGCTCCTCTCTGAAGGTACGAGGAGTGCGGCGGATCGGGTCGTTGACGATAGTGGACACGGACCTGCAGGCGGACTGATAGACCCATTGGAGTTCATGGATGGCCGATAGGCGTGATAAGGCACGGAAGGATCGGATGTGGGTTGAGCAGCTGCTTTGTCAGGCGCAGGCACGCAACTGGTACGGAGCGATTACAATCAAGATGGAGGCGGGGGAAATCCGATTGGTAACCAAGATGGAGTCTCTCAAGCCGCCGTCTGAGACCGGCTAACTTTTTTTGAGATTCTTGCTCGACTGGGGATGCACATCGCTGTAGGTTGCCATCGTATAGCATATGCACAATCGAAGATCGCGTGCAGATACCCAGCAAGGGGCCTGTTACAGAAACGGGCCCCTTATCTTATTGGGAGTTATGTATGCCTCGCAAATCGAAGCGGACGCGAATGGTGGCGAACGAATCAGCGGTCGCAGAACGCGTCACCGTGTTCAACGCACTCCAATCCGTCACCGCCAACGTCAAGCCCTCCGTACGCCACGACCAGATGGAGGGACGCGACTGGCTCGTCGCTCCCATGGTCATGATCACTGAGGGCGTCCACAACGGCACCAACGGCCCGCTGTATTACTCGCCGGACGAGCTGGAGAAGAGCGCGGGCGTTTGGAATCACAAGCCCATCGTAGTCTACCATCCGACGATGAACGGCAGGCCCGTGTCCGCATGCGACCCCGACGTCCTTACCAGTCGCAAGGTGGGCGTCATCCTCAACACGCGCGTCGAGGGCGGCAAGCTCAAGGCAGACGCGTGGCTGGAGCCGGATCGCCTCCGTGCCGTCGACGAGCGGGTGCTCGCCGCGCTGGAGGAAGGCAAGGTCATGGAGGTCTCCACTGGCCTGTTCACCGACATCGATGGCGTGGCGGGCACGTGGAACAACGAGGATTACACGGGCACCGTCAGTAACTTCCGGCCGGATCACCTGGCGCTGCTGCCCGACAAGAAGGGGGCGTGCAGCGTCATGGACGGGGCGGGCCTACTGCAGAACGCCGCGTTGGACCCGGCGATGAGTGACGCGGAGATCGCCATGGTACTGGCCATGCGGCGAATCGACAACGCGTCGTCCCATCAGGACATCGAAGCCGCCATCCGCACCGAACTCTCAGACACCGCCACGAACCCGGTGGGTATGCCAGCCGCGGCCGTGTATGTAGTGGAGGTGTTCGACAAGCACTTCATCTATGAGGACGACGGCAAGATGTACAGCGCGTCGTACACGTTCGACAAGAAGACCAAGACGGCCTCCGTTGACCTTGCGGGGCGGAAGGAAGTGAGGCGCGTCGTGAGCTATACAGGCACAGACGGTAAACGGGTAACACATAACAAGGAGCAAGCGATGGACAAGGAACAGGTCGTCGAGGACCTCATCAGCAACGCCAACACGGACTGGGATGAGGATGACAGGGACGCGCTGCTCGCGTTCGACGAGGCGCATCTGACGAAGATCGCAGCGGGCGTCCAGAACGCGGAGAAGTCCGAGGACAAGGACGAGCCCGAGGACAAGGACGAGTCCGAGGACAAGGACGAGCCCGTGGAGAACGAGGACGGCAACGAAGAGCCGCCGCAGACGGTCGAGGAGTTCATCGCCAACGCTCCCGAGGGCATGCGGGACATGCTCGAGGCAGGCGTTCGTGCCCACAAGGCGCAGCGCCAGAGGATCGTGACCGTCATCACCGCGAACAAGGCCAACACGTTCACGAAGGAGCAGCTCGCGACCAAGAGCATCGGAGAGCTCGAGAAGATCGCGGCGCTGGCCACGGCCGGGGCCAAGCCCGCCGTCTACGACGGCATGGCCGAGCCCGCCGACATCACGGGCAACGAGGAGGAGGAGCCTCTGACGCCTCCGGCGATGACGTTCGACTAGGCCACGCGCCGCACACGGCAGGGCCACAGACTACAGAAGGGCATCACAGGACATAGGCCTACGATCATAAGGAGATCAAGCGATGGCCAATCAGATTCAGTTGACGGGCGGTTTCATTCACGAAGAGGCGGATGCCAGTGGTGTGGTCAAGCCCGGCATGCTGCTCGAGCTGACCTCGGCGGATGTGGTCAAGGCACACGCCACCGAGGGCGGGTACAGCGAGCGCGCGTTCGCCGTCGAGGACGCACTGCAGGGCGACACCGTGGACGACTCCTACGCCGATGGGGCGCTGGTCTCGTACCACCTCGTCGAGCCGGGCGCGAAGGTGCAGGCGCTCATCAAGGCGGGCGAGGACATCAGCATTGGCGACAGGCTGGTCAGTGCAGGGGACGGCACCCTGATCGCTGAGGACAGCGTCGCGTCGGGCACCACGGTCAAGCAGATCATCGCAGTCGCTGCCGCGGCATGCGACCTGAGCGACAGTGGCGACGCCGACACGTTGTCGGCCGTGCGCGTGATGTAGGCCAACTACAATCTAGACCGGGCGTGATCTAGAACACGATAGGCCACGATTCAGAAAACAAGGCGCAGAAGGAGAAAGACAATGGACTACGTTTTGAATGGCCAGGCGCACGGTGACGTTGCGAGCCGCATCATGCAGGTGCATGGCAACGTCAACGCGTTGCGTCCTTGGCAGGGCAAGGACGGCAGGAGCTACATCACCGTCAACGAGGGCGGCACCATCAAGGCAGTGCCGATTCACAATGCGACGGCGACGCTGCGGAAGGACGACTGGAAGACGCTGGACGAGGCTGTCGTGAAGGCAGCCAAGCCGCGCCTCCGTGCCGTTGCCGACCTGCGTGGTCGGGGCCTCGAGTACGTCATCCCCAACGGCATGGGCAAGACGGTGCTCGAGACGGAGACCATGAGCGACATCACCGAGGCCTCCATCAGCATGGACGGCCTCCGCGAGAGCAATGCGGATCGGCCCGAGTTCGAGCTGACCAACCTGCCCCTCCCGATCATCCACAAGGACTTCGGGTTCAGCGCCCGCCAGATCATGGCGAGCCGCAACGGCGGCAGCCCGCTCGACACCACGACCGCGGAGTTGGCGGGTCGCCGGGTCGCGGAGATGGCCGAGCAGCTCACGCTTGGCACGGCGTCCTCGTACACCTACGGCGGCGGCACGATCTACGGTTACACCAACCGGACCGGTCGTCTGACCAAGGTGCTCACCAACCCGACCTCCAGCGGGTGGACTGGTGCCCAGACGGTTGAAGAGGTACTCGCCATGCGGAAGCAGTCGCAGGACGCGTATCACTACGGCCCGTGGAAACTGTACTGCTCCCCGAGCTGGGACACGTACATGGACGCCGACTACTCGACGAGCAAGGGCGACAACACCCTCCGCGAGCGGCTGGCCAAGATCAACGGCATCGAGGGCGTCGACACGCTCGACTACCTCACGGGCTACACGCTGCTGCTGGTGCAGATGACCAGCGACGTCGTCCGTGTCGTCGTCGGCATGGAGATCACAACGGTTCAGTGGGAGAGCAAGGGCGGCCTCCAGCTGAACTTCAAGGTCATGTGCATTCTCGTCCCGCAGATTCGGCTGGACCAGAACAGCAACAGCGGTCTGGTGCACGGCGCTGCGGCGTAGGCTGCATGGCGTACAGATACCTGGGCGGGCCCGTGTGCCCGCCCAGGCCTGTACAATGACGGTTTCTGTAATGACATTTTCTTGGGAAGGAGATATGCAATGGGTTTCTTTCGATTGAAGGCGGGGACGCATGTCCAGAACGACAGGACGTACAAGAAGGGCGACGTTGTCGAAACCGACATCGATCTGGCCTCGCTGTTCCCGGCCCAGTTCGACGCGACCGGCACTGCGGCCCCCTCGGCCCCTGTCGCCCCTGTGGCGGATGATGGCCCCGTGACCGCCGAGCCGCCAAAGAAGGCGGCACAGGTAGCGCCCTCGCCGCCCCCCGTGCCCCCGTCGACGTCGGATACCGACGGCACGAAGGCCGACGTGCGTGGCAGGGACGTTACCAAGCGATTTCCTCTCGCCGTCGACGAGGACTTCCAGATCTTCTACAAGAAGGGGAAGTACCGCGTTTACGACATCGACGCGCCCGCCAAGGCACTGAACCCGCGGGGCTGCACGAAGGTCGGCGTCGACAAGGTTATCAAGCGCGCTCTGGAGGCGTAGCACATGAGTGGGTGGCTGCCTATACCGGCGTGGCGAGGGCAGGACTGCTATATCATAGGCGGCGGTCCGTCCCTTCGGCAGTTCGACTGGCAGCTGCTGCGCGGCAAGCACACCATCGGATGCAACGACGCCTTCCGACTCGGACCGGACATTTGTAATGTATGCGTCTTTGGCGATCTGAAGTTTTGGGAGGCATACAAGCTGCAGTTGCGGATGTACGGTGGCATGGTAGTGACGAACTGCCCGGCGCTGTACAAGGCGAGCATTCCGTGGCTGCGATGTATGAAGCGGAAAGCGCGTGGCCTGTTTCTGGATGCGCTGGGGTGGAATGCGAGCACGGGCGCTGCGGCGGCCAACCTCGCTTTGCTCATGGGTGCCCAGCGCGTGTTCCTGCTCGGATTCGACATGGCGATGGGCAAGGACGGACCCAACTGGCACGACCACCAGCTCCAAGAAGTAACGCCCGCCAGTTACGACAGGTTCAGAAGCCAGTTCGCTTATGTGAAGCGGGACCTCGAGCGGCTCTGGCCGACGCGTGAAGTGATCAACGTGACGGACGGCAGTAGACTGGACGTGTTTCCGAAGGTAAGCGTAGACGCCCATTTCGGGCTAGGGAAGGAGAACGAGCATGGGGCCGTATAGATGGTTTCTGATTCTCGTGCTGGCGCTGGCCTGCGTCTTTGCGGGCTGCTCCAACATGCCGTCGGGCACCAAGGCGTGTTTGGCAACGGCGACCGCGACGCTCAAGGTCACGGTCAAGGACTATGATGCCGCCAACGAGCCTCCGTGGCTTGTGCCGGCAGACGCCACCGTAGAACAGCAGGCGGTCATCTACAAGCAACAGGTCGATCTGCTGATCTTCACTGTCCGCGAAGCGAACAAGAGCTTCGACACGGTCATGGAATGGGCGGAGGCGAACCGCAATTCCCCTCTTCCGGATAAGGAGGCCGAGTAAACATGGAGAAGGACCTAGTCGATCTGATTGTAGCCAAGATCGTCGAGCTTGGGCTGACGCTGCTCAAGAACGAGTCGATTCGGGACACAATCGAGGGCATCCTGCCAGAGCTGACCGAGATGGCAGTGGTGCATGGATTCGAGACTGTGGACTCCCTGCTCCAGAGCTTGGCCTCCGACCAGTCTGCAGATGCGTGGCGGCTGATCATCGAACGGGCTACGCCGCAGCGACGCATCGAGATCATGCGGCTGTCGCGGCAGGCTGCAGAGCAGGACGTCATCAACAAGATCAAACGGGACAGGCGGTCATGGGACCTGCTCATTGGACTACTGAAGGGCGCTGCCGCGTTAGCGCCGGCTGTCTTGCTCTAACATTGATGCTAGGGCAGGGTTGCGTGGCACCGGACGCCGTGCAGGTCGCGTCACCGGACAAGGACGTCATTGCCACTGCCGGTCCGCAAGACCAGCAGGGCGGCTCCGGTACCTCTGTACAGGTCGGGTCTGTTGCGGTCGATGGCGGCACGGTCGCGGTCGTGGTCGTTCTGGGCGCAGGCCTTGTCTGGTTTGCGATGCGGTCGAGGGCGAGGCGAAGGCTACTGGAATGGAGGGTGGCCAAGGACATGGGACGCCCCGCGGAGTGGAAGAAGCAGATGCAGGCGTTGGCCTCACGGGACGGCGTGGAGAGCGAGCTCCACAGAACAGTACACAGGCTGAAGCGTCGAAGTAGGAAGAGCCGAGCCTAGCATGGTACGGATAGCCGACAAGAGAACGCTCCAACTGGCCGAGGGCAGGTTCCGCCTGTTCCCGGGAGACATCGCGGTCGGCCTTGGCGGCAAGCTGGGACTCATCTACCCGATGGAGGACTTCCCCGATCTCAAGCCTCATATTGAGGTGTTGCGGATAGTGAAGTCGGGCGCGTACCTCGTCACGTTTGGTGATGCGTGGATACTGTTCAAGCCCCATCGACGGCACGGCAAGCTCATCCGTGCTCATAACGCCAACGGCCACTTCGGTGACATACTGGTCCCCGGTACGTTTGACCCGGTGGTGCAATACGATGTCACGTTCTCGAAGGGTGTGGAAGAGGTCGAGGGCGGATGGAAGTTTGTAGATGCAGAAGGGGCCACGGTCGGCCTGTTCCTTACCGACCTGTTCCTCCGCTTCGGTTCTCGTGTACGGAAGACCTCGGGGCAGGTTGAGATTGACCTGACAGGCGTCGAGCCGGATGAGCGAGGTGAGATCAATCTGGACCCCGGCACGCAGATCACCGCCGACGCCTTGGGCAAGAAGTACATCACCAAGTTTGTGCCGATGACGTTGCCGACCGTCGAGAGCGACTTTGACGACGCGTGGGACTTGGCGCACGGTTGGCCGAGCGGCATTAACTTGAGCGCTACAGGCCCCGGCGTTAAGAGCTACTGCTATGGGACATTCAGTCCCGACTATGCTCGTGCCTCCATCACGCGGAGCGCGGCGCAGTTCGATACGAGCGGATACCCGACGCCCTACTCGGCCATCCTGCAAGTCAGCTTTGGCACAGAAACCATGTCCCCCACCATTCGTGCGGGGGCGATCTCCACAGCCGATGTGACCGACGGCGCGATGTATGCCGATTGCCTCGATACGTGGGACGATTGGGGCGAGGCGACGCGCACTGGGGGAGCGGGCACGTATTATTACAGGTGGGACATTCTCTCTCGCTGGGGGGACTGGTCTGGCGTGGCGTCGCAGGTAGGCTTCCGCGAAGGTCACGACGTGTCGAACGTACGGCCCGGCTACAGCGAGGGAATGCACAGCATCAGCTCCGGCAACGTCCACATCGACATCGCGTGGGGTTGCCCTCGCCAAGCTCACCACAATAGGCACAGGAGAATTGCCTGATGCTCATAATCAAACAAGGCACGGCTATTACACTTCGGATTGGCCGGTACGTCGATGAGGACGACGGCAAGACGGCTGAGACCAGTTTGGTCATCAACGCAAGCGATGTTCTGTTGTCCAAGGCAGGCGGGGCCTTCGCTCCAAAGAATGAAGCGACCGGCTGTACACACGACACGCGAGGTTGGTACGCCTGCCCGCTCAACACCACCGACACGAACACGGTCGGCCAGTTGTGCCTTGAGGCGTCCGTGTCCGGCGCTCTCAGCGTCTGGCACGAGTACATGGTCATGGAGGCCACGGCATTTGAGTCGCTGTTCGGAACAGACAAACTACAGGTAGACGTGAGGGAGGTCGCCGGAGCGGCTGTGGCAGGCGTCGCAGACTTCAAGGCGACGGGCTACTCCACACTCGTTTCGGACGACGTGCAAGCGGCTGCGCTGGCTGCCGTGCAAGAGTATGATCCGCCAACGGACACCGAGATGTCCGATGCCTTTGCCGCACTGAACGACCTGTCCTCTGCGAACGTGCAAGCGGCTGCGTTGGCTGCCGTGCAAGAGTACGACCCGCCGACGAATGATGAGCTAGACAGCGCTTTGGCTGCTCTGGCCTTGCTCACTTCGGACGACGTAGAGACGGCATGCACCTCCTCGCTCGGTACATGGGGCAAGACAGGCTTTGCTCTCAGTACAGAAGGCGTGACGGCTGTGCAGAGCGGCTTGGCAACGACGGTCGTGGTCACAGCGGGCTTCACTGAGATCAAGGGCGATGGGTGGTCGGAGAGCACAGATACGCTTGAGGTGATCGGGGCATACGTGGATGCGATCAAGGCCAAGACGGACACGCTGGGTTCTGTGTCTGTGACCTATACCGGCCCTGCCTATGCAGACGGCACGTGGATTGTTTACGCGGGCGATGACTGCTTGGCGTCGGATGGCCGTGAGATTGGCGCTACGGTTAGCAATTACGACGGCGTTAGCTTGGATGGTGCCACGGCGGTCATGCGGCTGATCTCCACCACCGATTACAACGCATCGGATACGGCAGCGACCGTTGAAGTCGATGCAACAGTTAGCCAAGACGGAACAACGGTGACCCTGTCCGCCGATCTTACCGCAGCACAAACAGCAGCGCTAGGGACGATGCCTCCGGGGAAGCAGTACAATTACATAGTGCAGTTCATCGTAACGGTAGGCGCGTCGTTGATCACGCTTGTCACTGGTAAGATGACGGTCAAGAAGCGGATAGCCGCTGCCACGTAAGGGGTATATATGTCAGGCAATATGAATCCCGGCGATTTCACGCGAGCGCAAGAGGCGCTTGTGGAGAAGATCGCGTTCCGTGCTATCAATGAGGTAGGCAAGGAACAGCGACGACAGATCGACGAACTCAGAGACGGGTTAGGTGCGAAGATCGACGACTTGGCCTCCCGCGCCGACGAGCATATGGACGCCAAGATCGTGAAGCACGCGGCCACATGTTCGGTGCGGAAAACCGTCGACGAGTACGTCAATCAGATTCGAGGCGGCGTGCGAGTGGGCCGTGCTGTTTGGGTTCTGGTCGTGGTCGTCGCCGGATGTGCAGCGACTTTGGTTACGCTGGCCACGAAGCTCGTCATGGCCGCGCAAGGGAGATGACATGGCTGTGCGGACGACAGCAGCTGCAATCGGAAAGATCATCGAGGTCGACGCTACCGTTAGCACAGATCTGGCCCCGTTCATTGAGGTTGCCAATGCGCTGGTGACCGAGTTGTGCAGTGACTCCGGGTACACGGACGCGAGGCTGGAGCTGATTGAGCGGTGGCTCTCTGCGCACTTCTATGCGGTCAGAGACCCCCGTACGTCATCCGAGTCTGCAGGCGTATCCGTGAGCTACCAAGGCCAGACTGGTATGCATCTCGACCTGACCACGTATGGCCAGCAGGCGATGCTCCTTGACACAGATGGCAATTTGGCAGCCTTGAACCAGAAGCCTAAAGCGGGTATCAAGACTGTAACGCCGGGCATTACGTGGCTCGGCACTGAGGACGAGGACGACGACGAATGAGTATCCTGACCAGAATGCTACGGCAGACGGCCGTGTACTGGGCACCGAGTGGCAGCGATGCCTACGGACGTACCACGTTCGCGGACCCCGTCGAGCTGTCCTGCCGTTGGGAGGATACTGCAGAGGAGTTCATCGACGCGCAAGGCGAGAGACAGGTGTCCAAGGCGAAGGTCTATGTCGGAGAGGACATCGAGCCCGGCGGTTACATAATGCTTGGCGATCTGGACGACGTCGACGAGGACGCCAATCCGCGAGAGGTTAGCGATGCGTGGGCTATCCGGTCCTTCGCCAAGACACCGAACTTGAAGGCGACCGCGTTTCTGCGATTGGTTATGGTATAGAGTATGGCTACCACGTGCAAACTCAAAGGGCTGGACAAAGCCATCAAGGCCCTCCGTGGGAGGGGCAAGACGGATGCCGTGGCCTTTGAACGCAATATGAAACGTGCAGGGCTTTTTCTGCAGCGCGAGAGCCAGCGCGTGGTGCCTATTGATACATCCAACCTGAAGAACTCTGCATTTACGCGACAGGTAGGTGCCGGGTGGGCCATCGACGTCATCGTTGGCTACACGGCGATGTATGCGGTCTATGTACACGAGAATCTAGAGGCGCGTCATGCACCGGGCAAGCAGGCGAAGTTCCTCGAGGGCCCGCTGCGTGTGCATCGGCAGAGGATCATCCGTATCATTCGAGGTGAGCTGTGAGACACCCACCGGGACTGATTGTAGTTGAGATGATACGAGGCCGCATCGGACCGTACGGCACGTTGCCTACGGATAGTGGCGAGTGGCCCCTGTTCTATACGCACCAGCCGGATTCGCCGGATGATAGCCTCTGCCTTTACGATACGGCAGGGGAGGTACAGGGGCGTTTGGCGTCGGGCGAGCATCAGGAGCAGTACGGAGTTCAGATTCGCATACGGTCTGCAAGCCATGCAGATGGATGGCGGAAGGCCGACGAGATGCGGGCCATGCTGGAGGTCATCCACCGAGAGACCGTACTGGTGGAGGACTGCACTTACATGGTCGACGTGATGACGCAGCAGTCACCGATCTTGTCGTTAGGACAGGAGACGGACACGGCCAAGAGGCGGTTCCTATTCACTATCAACTACCTTGTCTGGATAAGCCAGACGGACTGAAGGGAGCATTACAATGGCAGACGGCATTGCAGGAACGGGCGTAACGCTGGCAGGCGATGCGACGGGCAGCATCGGGATGATTCGGAGCGTTTCCGTTGGTGGCACCGACACCACGAAGGTCGATATCACCACCACCTCCGACGAGTTCAAGAAGTACGTTTCGGGCCAGAAGGAGCCCGGCGAGATCACCGTCGAGATGCTGTACGACAAGACCAATTACGACGCCATCCTCGACGCGTGGATCGCGGGCGACACTGAGGAGTTCACGGTGACGTTCGCTGACGGGTCGACGTGGGTGTCGGATGGGTTCATCAGCTCCGGCGGCAACGTGAGCGCGCCGCAGGATGGCGAGATGCCTCACGATCTGACCATCAAGCTGTCCGGCTCGCCGACGTTCACTGCGGGCTCGTAGCACGAGCATGAACATGGGCGTGGTGACGGGCCTCCAATAGGGGAGGCCCCGTGGGAAGGAGATGTGAGATGGCGTATTTGACGCGAGAGCAGATTCTGAACACCGCTGGTAAGCTCCAGCGGGAGGAAGTGCCGGTCCCCGAGTGGGGAGGCTCTGTCCTCGTTCGTGAGCTCACGGCCGAGGAGCGAGATGCGTATGAGGCATCGATCTTCCAGGCGCGTGAGGTCAACAACAAGATCAAGGTCGAGTGGTCGCGGGACAACACGAAGGCCAAGCTCGCCTGCCGGTGCATTATCAGTGAGGCGGGCGAGAGCCTCTTCTCCCAAGAGGACGTGGATGCGCTTGGCCGTCTCTCGGCAACGGCGCTCAACCGGGTCGTCGACGTCATCCAGCGGCTGTCCGCTATGACCTCAAAGGACATCGAAGAGCTTGAGGGAAACTGAAGCGCCGCTCAGGTCGGCGCTTTGCGTTTAAGCTAGCGCTGGCCTTGGGCGGGATGACCGTCAACGAGATGCTGCGTCGCATGTCCAGTTCGGAGTTTTGCGAGTGGCAGGCTTACTACAACATCGACCCGTTCGGAAGCGAGCGAGAGGACCTGCGTGCAGGTGCGATGACGAGTCCTCTCATCAATATGTGGTTGAAGTCGGGGTCGAAGAAGACCAAGGCGTCCGACTGGATCATGAAGTTTGGCGAGCGCGCGGAGCAGGCCCCGGACACTATCAAGAACGTGTTCAAGGCGCTGGCGCGGCGAGGCAAGATCGGGCCCGAGCAGATACGAGAAGCCCGGAAGCGCAGAGCAGCCAGACGGAAGGCAAAGAGGAACAGGCATGGCCAACCTAGCCACGATTAGCGTGTCGCTGCGGATGGACTCTGGTCAGTACCAAGCGGCCATCGCCCGTGCAGAGGCGTCTCTCCAGACGCTAGGCGTAGGGGCGAAGGCGGCGATGCGCGCGGTCGACATGCTGTCTGGTAGATTGATCCTTGCCGCGGGCGCGGGCTTCGGGGCGCTGATGAAGATGGGCTCGGATACGCAGGAGTCCATGAGTAAGTTCTACGCCGTGTTCAAAGACCAGGCCGACGCCGCGCTGAAGTGGTCGGAGACGCTGGCCAACACGGTAGGCCGATCGCAAACGCAGGTCGCAGGGTATATGGCGTCCATGCAGGATACGTTCGTCCCGCTTGGATGGGCGCGCGACAAGGCACGCGAGTTGTCCGAGCAGATCGTCAAGCTCTCCATCGACCTCGGGTCGTTCCACAACACCACGGACGAGGAGGCCATGATGCGTCTGCAGTCGGCCCTCGTTGGTAACCACGAGGTGATGCGACGGTATGGCGTGATTCTCAACGAGGACACGCTGCGGCAGGAGCTCTTCACGATGGGCGTCCGTGGTGGGACGCAGGCCGCGTCGACCCAGCAAAAGGTCATGGCTCGGTTCAACGTCATTATGAAGGGAACTGCAGACGCGCACGGCGATGCCGAGCGGACGGCAGGTAGCCTGACGAACTCCATGCGCGGCATGATGGGTGCGATGAAGGACGCGGCGAACAATCTCACTGGCCGTGTCANCCCCGCCGCAACGGGCACGATTAACATCCTCAAGCAGTTGGCCTTCGACCTCCGCGACATGCCCGCGGAGGAGATGGACAGGCTCGTCGCGGCAGCGAAGCGCCTGTTCATGGGGTTGGTCAAGCTCTATGTGGCGAGCAAGGCCATACAGGTACTGATGGCCGTCGGACGCGCCGCCAACATGCTCGTCAGTGCGGTGCAGGGCGTGGTGTCCATTGTCAAACTGTTCACGGCAGCAAGCCAAGCAGCATCGCTCTCGGCCAAGGCATATGCAGCGTCGGAGCTGATGGCTACGGGAGCGACCACGGCCAAGGGCGCTGCTGTGGTATCTGAGACCACGGCGGTTGGCATAAACACGATGGCCACCAACGCGAACACGGCTGCCAAGCAGGTCAATATGATGGTGACCAAGGCGATGGCGGCGGGCCCGCTCGTTGCGCTGGCTGCCGGGTTTATGTATGTAGCGTATCAGGTGATGAAGGCTCGCATGGAGATGATCAAGATTCAGGCCGAGTCGCGAGCGTTCGCACGAATGCAGTCTGGTATTACATCGGCACGTAAGCACGTCAAAGAAGCGAAGACGCTGGAGGAAAAGGCAGGCGCACTGCAGACCTACGTGACTCTGCTGGAGCAGCAGAAGGAGCTGTTCGAGACGCAGGAGTCGGAGTTCGAAGGTAGCAAGCGAGAGGCAGCGGAGGCCAGAACACGCGTCGCCGCGAAGCTCCTTGAGAAGCAGCAGGCGGCGCTTCAGGCGGTCAATAAGGAGTTGGCGGCGCAGAAGAAGCACGAGGCATCCGTGGAGCCCCTGAACAAGGCGCAGCAGAAAGTACAGAACGCCATCGAGGGGACGCTTGCGGGTTTGGAGAGGCAGAAGGCCACGCTTGGTATGACGTCGGCCGAGATGGAAATCTACAAACTGCAGTCGTTGGGTGCCACGGACGAGCAGATCAAATTGGCGAAGGAGACGCAGGCCGCAACGGCCGCAATGGAGCAGGAGCACAAGCGCGTGGAGGGCATTACGTCGACGCTGGCCGATCTTGATAAGCAGGTGGCTCTCCTCCGTAGCGGGGAGCCCGCCGTGATCTTCGATCTGCGAAACCTCAATGCGGGTGCGGACAAGATCGCCGCCGCACGTAAGCAGATGGAGATCATCAAGCAGCTTACCGAGGAGCAGAACGCCGCGACACGGCAGCAGCAGGAGGCCGATCGTATCCGCGAGAGCGTACAGACGAGGGAAGAGGCGCACCGTAAGCAGCTCCTCAACCTGTGGTCTCTCTACGACGATGGCAAGATCAGCGAGCAGACGTACTCTCGTGCATACGACAAGGCCAAGCAGGAGTTCGATGCTGCAGACAAGACGGTAGGCCCGATGGACGTTGGCCAGGGCCAGACTATCCGTACGTCGCTCGTCGACGTTGCGGGGCTGAACATGACGCGAGACGACCCCATTGTAGCTGAGACGAAGAAGACCAACACGGCGCTCGACCGCATCGTCAAGGCTACGGAGGCGTTCCTTCAGAAAGAAGGGCTGACGTAAATGGCTACACTGCATATCGACATCACAGATGGCAGCGGCGGTGTATACGACAAAGACGGATGGCGATTCGACCGTATCGCCAAGGTGACCGGCGTGCCCGGTGTGGGTCAGGCCCAGATCAAAAACGCCGTGGACTCGCTGATCGCCGCGGTCGGGGACATCGGGTCGGATCACCCAACGGTGAGTTCGTGCAAGCTACGCGGGTATACGCCAACGTCCGTGGCCAATGGTATCGTGACGGTCAAGCTCACATACAAGGACGAGGACACGGAGGTGGACTCGGTCGACCCCGAGGACATCGACATTCGCGTTGGCACGTCCGTGTCGCAAGTACAGACGAACAAGGACAAGGACGGCGTTCTGATCACCGTCGCATATACATACCCCACCGACTACATGTTGGACATCAAAAAGCGCGGCCAGACGTTTGTGCAGGGCGTTATGATGTCCAAGATGAATCCGGGCACTACTTTGACGTGCACTCGCACGGAGTCCAGTTCCCCTGCCGTGAGAAGCCGATTGTACACTGGTAAGGTGAACGAGGCGGGGTGGGAGGTTGACCCCGACGCGCTGGCACGGACGTGGATGTGCATGGGTATCGAAGGCAACCGCGACAAGGCCACGGGTCACTACAGGGTCACGTACTCGTTCCAGTACCGCGATGACACGTGGGACGAGGACGCCATCTTCATCAACCCAGACGACGGCAAGCCGCCGAAAGACCTCGTCGACTCCGTGGGCCAGTGGACGCCGGAGCTTGTGGAGAGCATCGACTTCAATGGAATGGCTTTGACATAGAACTGTAGGAGACTGATATGGCGAATGTACAGTCAATCGAAGGTGACGTCCTCATTCGAGGAGCCCTCCGTGTCACGGGCACTGTGACGATGGGCGCTGGTAGCATACAGGACGGTGCCGTCAATGCCGCGGCAGATCTGCAGTACAGCAAGCTCCAGCATCAGCACAGGCCCGTCTACCGGCAGGAGTCCGAGACGACTGCAGCAGCCGAACAGCAGACGATTCACGTCGTGGTTGGGGCCACGGGCACGCTGCTCTCCGTCAAGGCAGGCTGCGTCACTCCATGCGCAGGCAACGCCACTATCACGGTCGACCTGCTGGTGAACGGCGCGTCTGTACTGGACTCGGCGTGCATCGAGCTGAGCAGCGCGGAGGCGGCGTACGAGCTGCTCGCTGGCAGCATCGACGACACCGCACTCGAGGTCGGGGACGTTATCGAGATCGATGTCGCCGTCGATGCAGGAACGGGCACGCTTGGTGAGGGCCTGTTCTGCGTCGTAGACCTGTCCGAGGCCGCAATCTAAGGACGAGACGATGGCCAAAATGCCAGAGTTCACGGGCAAGCCCGATGGCCTTCGGGACAAGTTCAATCTGATGTCCAAGGCCATCGAGCCCCTGACGTCTATCACGGGCGACGGGCTGATTCTGGTCAACGCCGCGGCAAGCGGCATTACACTTCGTCTCGACATCAATGCGCTGCTCGCCAGAATTCCGAAGTACATAGACGACTCGTTCGACGCCGTGATCCTCGAGTCTACGCACATGAATGGGGAAGGCACAGCGCACGCTACGGACCCGTCGACGCAGTGGTCTTACCTGTTTGCGGAGGTCGTCAAGACGGGTGATCTGCACGCGGGCTGGACTCAGCTATCCGGCGGCCGGACCGGTACGGCGTATAACCGCATCGAGATTCCCAATACTACAATCACAGTGGGCGATGGGAACGCGGACCAGCGCATGGGCAACGGTGTGATCTTAGAGCACTTGGATTACGATGGCGACGGTATATATGAGTTCACGCCGATGCCAGCCCAAGATGACGTTGTCTACAGAATGACCCCGTCGGTGCGTATGAATGGATCGGTGCCTTCGATAGAGTACTGGTTCTCCGATAACAATGGCATTGACGGGGGATGCGACTGATGCCCGGCCATCCTCTAATCATAACGCCGTGCTGCCCAGCCAATTATAAGGTCACGCCGTGCTACGAGCCGGCTCCTACGCCGTGCGTTCTATGCCCCAATACACTCACGCCCAAGTGGATCACCGTCGAACTTGAGGGGATCGTTGTGCCCGTTGGCACTTGTTGCGATCGGTCTAACGTGTTCAACACGTGGTCGTCCAAGATCACAGCATGCGATGAGGTCAATGGGACATATGTAGTGCCGTTTCAGTTAGGCAGTCCGTATTGTGAGTGGGAGCTAACCACAAGCAAACAGATAACCAGGTCAATATGGGGCAACGCCACATGCAGTGGCCCTGCCGCAGGGACAGCCACGGATGATATCCATCTGTACTTAGCATATTACCATGCCAGTGGTGTCCCTCGGTTTGACTTTCGGGTTATGTCGTTGGGGGTGGGCATCAACCTCTTCCAAGGTCGACTGAGCGGACGTTCCATTGACGAATGTCCGACGTTGCCCGCGTTCACCAACACGGCCACGGCTGCCTGTGGAGCAGGGGTTTTTGGGTTCGCAGATGGTTATGATGGTACGGCGACGCTGATACCGGGGGACGTCTACGGTCCCAACCTCCGATGCCCCGGCGGTGATCCAATCTACACGAACACAGACCTCAGTTCGGTTCTCGGCAAGGTAATTGTAATGGAGGAGGACGACGGCGAGGGAGGCGTGCAGGAAACGTGCTGGCAGGTGGAGCTGAACGACACGGCTAACCGAAACCAGGGGTGGATTTCGTGGACCGAGTGTTGTGACACCTGTGCGAACTGCTGCGACGAAGATTACGATTGCGAGGCGGAAGGTGACTGTGCATAGCAGTACAAACCGCGATGACCGTACGAGCATGCAACTGACGCCCTCCCGTGTCCGTGCGTTGCGGCTACGGCGTACGCGGGGCGTGCGAGGTTTGGCCCCTGCCGCGACTGTTGGTCTACATGCGACCAACGTACGGATATGCGCTGATTGCCCTGACAGGCCGACGTGTGTAGTGTGGACTTCGCTTAGCCCATGCAACCGGCAGAAGGCGCTTGGAGGGGACCCGCGGTATGCATGCCCAATAGGACGATTGGAAACTGCAACTGGTGGTGCAGTATAAAGGGAAGGACGCAACGGTGAAAATTCGTGTCACGCAGGATAAGGTGAAGCACAACGGTGAGGTACTCTCCAAAGGCTACATATTCGAATCAGGGGTCGACTGCAGTGCTCTCTTCCCCGACCGGTTTGAACTGGTATCCGATGAGCCTGACGAGAGCGCGCCTGTGCGTGTACCGGTAGCACGCAAGCTGATTGTTAGCTGCTACACGGAGGGGCCATACCACGATGTGATACGGCGGTTCTTCCTCCCGTCCGTGGAGCGCCTGGGCCTCCCTCATTATGTAGAAGAGCTGCCCAACCACGGAGACTGGACAGCCAACCTCTTTGAGCGGCAGGTTATGATGCTGCGGCTGATGAGGGAGATGCCGGATACCGATCTGCTGTTGGTAGACGCCGACGCGAAGATACACTCTGACCCGTGGCCTTACTTAGACTCGCTGCCCGTGTGCGATATCGCTGTACACTACTTCAGGCGCAATCGGGTGTGCGGCGGTACACAGTTCTTCCCGGGATGCAACGTAGGCAGAGAGCGGCTGATGGATGCGTGGGTGGCCCGCAACGGGCGCTTCCCTCGTAGGACCGACCAAGACAACCTCCGTCTGCTTCTGCAGAGAGACACATCGTTCCGTGTCCGCCGCCTGCCTGCCGAGTACTGCTTCATCTTCGATCTGCACAGAGAGCAGTTCCCCGACGCCACGCCAGTCATAGAGCACTTTCAGGCCTCCCGTGAACACAAGAAGGAGGTCGGCGCGCATAACGCGCCAGAGCCAGAGCCAGAGCCAGTGCGCAGGCGCGTGCATAAACCACACCGCCGTTGCGGGCCCAAGAAGCCGCTGATACTGCATATGTATAAGCGATTCCAGTGTGGTGGGGCAGAGCGTATCTTCCAATCTACAGTGCGTGCGCTTGGCGACAAGTACGACTTTGCTGCATGTGCATCCGAGCCCAACAAAGCGGGCACGTCAATGACCGATCAGTACATATGCACGAGTGTGCTAAGGAAGAAGCGGTATGCAGAAGCCGTGGCTGACTACGCCAAATCGATAGACGCCGATCTCATTCACTGTACTGTCTTAGACCGAGACACGCGGCGAGCACTGAAGGCGGCGACGCCGCTGCCTGTGATTGACAGCGTGTTCAACACGGCCAATTTAGACGATGCGGGCGATTGGGACGGAGAGCGGATGGACGCGGTGCTCACAGATTCGGTGATCACACAGCGGAGGGGCGTAGACGTGTCCGTGCCGATGCTCCTTCCGGGCATGATGGCGGATGTGGATCAGTTCGCCCCGATGAATGGACCTCGTATGACGGTGGGCCTGCTGTGCCGGTGTGCTTCTGAGAAGCGCATCGACCGTTTCATCTACATTGCACACAAGGTACACGAAACGCATCCTACAGTACAGTTCGTGTGGGTGGGTGGATGCGGGCTGGACAGCGAGCAGAAACGCTACAATGACCTGATGCGGCAGAACGAAGGCCACATCACCGTCACTGGTATAACAAACCGTCCCGAATGCTGGTTGGCCGGGATGGATATGATGCTCATCACCAGTGACATAGAGGGAGGGCCTACCGCACTAGCAGAGGCGCTGGTATGCGGAGTGCCTGTGGCATCCCGTCCCGTCGGTAATGTACATTCGCTTGCCGAGCAGGGGTACCCAATCACCATTTGCGAAACGGACGACGAGTTCGTATCGCACATCTGCAAGACGGCGGATGCCATGCCAAGCGCACCGCGTCATCGTCTAAGCAAGCGGATGGTATCGCAGCTGTCCAACCGCAAGACCATGGCTCGCATCGGCTCGCTCTATCAGAGGCTGCTGAACCCGCCGCTTGTATCCGTGCTGATG